TTTGGTGTTTCTTAATATCTGCTTCATCTATTATAAATTTATTAGTAGCTTTTGGTGATGCATAGAATACATCTGCTCTATAATTAGGATATGCTAGAGAATATATAGCCATTTGTCTTTTATTAGCCTCTGTAGGCTTTGATGGCATTCTAGCAGTAGTTTTAAGGTCTACTATTACATCTTTAAATATGAAGTCTATATAACCTATTATTGGTACTGGTAAATCTTCAAATGTAACTTCTATTTTCTTTTGGTAATCTTCCATTTCTGTATAATCAAATTGTTGATTAAGCATATTTGAATAGTCTTTTAGACTACCTAATTCTTTTATTCTTCTGTCATCTTCAATATCAATTAAGCTATCTTGACACATTTGATTAAATTTATTTTCTGTAATAGAATTATCTATTTGGAAATCTTCATCTACATATCTTTGAGCCAAACCAAATTCTACTGATGTACCTCTGTGCATAGATGCAGAACCCTTATCTCTTAAACCAAAGAGTTTATCTGCAATAAATCTTGCAGGGTCTTGTAGCCAAGTATTAAGAGAACTATGCGATAAATGTTTAATGCCATGTATGGCGAAGGGATTATTGCTTTTCATGTTTACCTCTATTCTTCGTTATTCGTTATCACATAGTACCAAATTAAATTGTAATGTAAACCTTTTTTGTGTTTACTTATTCTTTTTTTTAATTTAAAAGGTATTTATGAGATTAAAAGATTATATAAAAATGAATGGTTATAACTATAAGAGTTTCGCTAGAGAATTAGACACTCATTATAGGAATATAGAGTCTTGGGCAAAAGGCGATAGAATGCCAAGATGGGCTGAGGCAGAGAAACTTTTTATATTTACTGATAATCAAGTAACAGGGACAGACCTTTATGAGGAACAAATACAACGCAAAAAGACAATTATACAAAGGAATAAAGTTTGATTCTAAAAAAGAACTAAATAGATATTTAATATTGGAACAGATGCAAATGAAAAATTATATATCAGAATTAGAAGTACACCCAGTTTATCCTTTACTCGTAAATGGGATTAAGATTGGTCGCTATACTGCTGATTTTAAATACAAAAATAAAGATGGCGAAGAAATTATAGAAGATGTTAAGTCTAAAGCAACTATTACAAGAGACTATGTTTTAAGAAAAAAGATACTTGCTACATATAATCCACCTATTATTATTACGGAGGTTATATGAGTTGGTCTGCTTTAGATTGGGCATCAAAACAAAAAACTGGCAACGGAACAAATAAATTAGTCTTATTATGCCTTGCTAATTATACAGATGATAAAAATACTTGTTTTCCAAGTTATAAAACACTTATTTCAATAACAGAGATGAGTAGGTCAACTATTATAAGGGCATTAAAAAACCTTGAACAAATAGGTCTTATAAATATCCAAGAAAGATTTGCAGACTTTAATGATAGTAAGAGACAGACATCAAATTTATATACTTTAATGATAGGGTGTCAGTCTGATACCCACCATGTTCAATTTGAAACCCCCTCTGGTATCACTATGAAACCCCAATTAACCAATCATAATAAACCATTAAAGTACGATAATGAATTTGTAGAACTTTGGAATGAATATCCTAGAAAAGATGGTTCTAAGAAAAAGGCATATGAAACATATAAAAAACTTACATCTGAACCAGAAATAGTAATTATAAAAAAAGAGTTGTTTGAAAAGGTTGTAAAATATAATAAACTAAATAAAAACAAAGAGTTAAAATTTATACCACATTTAACAACATGGTTAAATCAAAGAAGATGGGAGACATTAGAAAACACAAACGAAGAACGAATAAACCTTAACCAATTAGCTGGTTAAAAAATGGGAGAAGACAAAATGAATATTCACGAAAAATTAATAGAAGAAGGCATTAGAGTTAATTCACAACAAGCACAACAAAAAGTCACTTGCCCTAAATGTTCACATACCAGAAGAAATAAACAAGAACCTTGTCTTTCTGTAAGTTTAGAAAACGACATGGCTTTATGGCATTGTCATCATTGTGAATGGAAAGGTTCTGTTCACGATAATATAATACAACCTAATAACTTCTCTAAATTTAAAAAGAAAGCAACTGTGACACCATTTGTGCCAAAGAAACAAACATTATCAGACAAAGCTTATAGTTGGTTAGTAAAAAGAGGTATAGACCCAACTGTTATAACAGAAATGAAATTATATACATATAATGAAAAGCTTTGTTTTCCATATTATCTTGATGGCAAAATTGTAAATATAAAATATAGAACAGTTGATAAAAGGTTTCATCAAGAAAAAGATGCTTTAAAATGTTTATATAATTCAGATAATTTAAAAAAACATTGGGATAATAATCCAGATTATGAATGGTACGTACCAAAAAGAAAGAAAAGAGTAATATTTGTTGAAGGAGAAATGGACGTTTTATCTTTAATGCAAATAGGTATTAGAGATGTTGTTTCTTTACCAGATGGTGCACCTAAAACACCAAAATTTGACATGAAAGATAAAAGATTTACCGCGTTTGAACAAACTGAATGGATATGGGAAGCCGAAGAGGTAATACTTTGTACTGATGATGACGAGGCAGGTAAGGCTCTTAGTCTTGAATTGATTCATAGGTTTGGTCGAGACATCTGTAAAATTGTTAGTTTCCCAGATTATAACGATACTTTTGTTAAAGATGCAAATGAATGTTTAGTTCATCATGGAGAAGAAACTTTGGCAATGTCAATAGCCAATGCCAGAGACTTCCCTATAGAAGATTTACATTCAGCTGTAGATTACAAAGACCAGATACAAAATATGTATGAGGGTAACGTACAAAAGGCTTTATCAACAGGTTACACAAAATTAGACGAAATATATAAAGTTATGCCGGGTACATTTAATTTAATAACTGGCATACCTAATCATGGAAAAAGTAACTTTCTAGACCAAATACTTATTAATCTTGCAGAACAACAAAACTGGAAGTTTCTATTGTATTCTCCAGAGCATTCAACACCTAATCACATAAGAAGATTACTTGAAAAAAGATGTAGAAAACCTTTTGATATTGGAGTTTATGAAAGATTAACACAAGAACAATTAAATGGTGGGCTTGATTTCTTGAACATACACTTTAAATTTTTAGAAGCTAAAGATGATATCCCAACAATAGATTACATACTCGAAAAAGCAAAAGCATCTAAACAAAGATTTGGTATTCAAGGATTAGTAATTGACCCTTTTAATCAAGTAAGTTCTGATAGAGGTGCGAATAAAAGAGAAGATGAGCATATTAGAGATATAATAGCTAAATGCCAACAATTTGCTAGAAACCATGAGATTGTTGTTTTTATGGTAGCTCACCCACATAAATTACATAGGAATGATGCAGGAGTTATACCTCCACCAGATTTATATCAAGTAAGTGGTTCTGCACATTGGGCAAATATGGCAGATGTTGGAATGGTAGTACACAGAGATTTTGAAACCAATAAAACTAAAATAATAACTAGAAAGATTAGAGAACAAGGTGTTTATGGTGATATAGGGCAAAGAGAGTTTAGTTTTAATTTTAGAACAAGATGTTATGAGCAAGAGTATGATTAATATATTTGAAAATAATTTAACATCAAAACAACAAGAAGTTATGGACAAGGCATATGAAGCTTTAATGTCTGAGGTTCACATTATAAATTATGAGTTATATCAAAGACTTAGAGAAAATGAACTAAGTTTGTCTGATGTATATAAGTTAAGAAATAGTAAAAACAAACAACCAATCATTAACGAAGATGAACAATACCACTTATTCTAAGGATATATAAATGAAAATAGAAATGATAGACATTGAAAAAATAAAGCCATACGAAAAAAATCCTCGTAAAAATCAAAACGGAGAAAAGATAGCCAAATCGCTTGAGAAATACGGTTGGAGACAACCTATAGTTGTTGATAAAGACTATGTAGTAATTGTTGGTCATACAAGATTAATGGGTGCAGAATATTTAAAAATGAAACAAGTACCAGTTCATGTTGCAAGTGATATGAAAGACGAAGCTGTAAAAGCATATAGGATAGCAGACAATAGATTATCAGAAGATAGTACTTGGGATTATGAGTTACTTAAATTTGAAATGGATTTATTAAATGATATTGGTTTTAATCTTGACGATTTAGGTTTTGAGAAACAAGAACTAGAAACAATAATATTTCAACCAGACCATAAATCAAGAGATTGGTTAGAACATGAGGAACATTGGCAAGATATGC